TAGTATCAAAACGATGATGGGGAGGATTATACTTGCTCATATGTTTTTATCATACCATATCGAATAAAAGAATTAAACAAATATTTTTGGCTTATTTTATAAGGGTTTTAAGAACTCGGCTTTAATAAGCATCAAACGTTCATCAAGCAAGCAAGGAATGTAGTTTCCATCTGGAACATACTTTCCTTTTATCGTTGCACTAAACCGTTCTAACTCTTTTCCTTTTATACTTTCTTCAAGTTGCAGAACAACCGAATTAGGCTCGATAAAAGAATATTCTTCTAAATCAGGCTCAATATCTCTTGTGTTAATATCGGATATTTCATCGTAACATATGCTCGCCCATTGTCCTTTTTCCGTTTTCTTGACGAGAAAACCATATGGAGCAGCGACATCAAATGGATGAAATCTACCGGTGCGTCTTATTTTGAATAATTTGCCCATTGTTTCTTAAATAACAAGATCTATTTTCATATGCTAAAAAGCAACTAAGGCTATGAACTTATTTGCTCATAGCCTTAGTTTTGATTATTTTAGGACACTTTGTCTACCTCACTATATCAAGTGAGGTCACTAACTCATATAAGATTTAGATCGAGAACTGTAACGGTTCCGTAGAAGTCGTTACGAACCATTCTCTTGCCGTATCTCGTCATGACGCCCTTACGTGGGGTGAAGTCATCTTGTGCGTAGATGACTGGCGTAAGGATTAGTGGAACGTATGGTGCGTATATATAACCGCTCTCAAGGAACGTATTGCCCTTAAGACCAACAAGGATCTTGTTAGCTGGGAAATATGGATCCTTATAAACCGTGTAACGGTTATTAAGCGTACCAACGGCTTCTGCGCCTACGGTCATGCTGTCACGTACTTGACCATCGGAGTCAAGACGGTAAGCTGGCTTGTAGGATACAAGATGCTCAAGGATTGTGCAAACGTCTGGTGACGTGACAAGGAAGTTTGCAGAACCACGAAGCGTCTTCTTGTAGATCGTGTTAGCAACGTCAGATACTGTCTCAATAAGGGTTTGATACCATTCTTGAATATTGACGAATGCCATTGGACCTGGGGATAGCGTGGAGCTTTGAAGAGCCTCTGCACCCGTGAGCTTGTTGACGATCTTGCCTGGAGCTCTGGACCAGTAAAGGTTTGCTGCACCAGCTTGTGTAAGAAGGTCGTTAAGGATTTCACGGTCGATCTCAAGCGTGATCATTTCGGAGAGGATGTTCGTAAGTTCTACTTCGATATCGATTGAGTAGAAAGCCGTAAGATCTTGTGCCATTTCTGGTGACCAACGTGCTCTGAGCTTACGGGTCGTTGCAGTTACTGAGGTTGATTCGATGCGGATATCAACTTCTGGGATTACTGGAGAAGCTGGGTTAACTCCGAAATCAGACTCGAAGGATGGGATCGTAAGAGTTGCACCGGTATTTGCGGACGTGTCAAGTTTGTCAGCAAGAGCTGCGGATCCGGAAATTACGTCCGCTGCTGCTGGACCGAGCGATGGTACGGCGCTGCCGTTGCCAAGACGTAGTACGAATAGTACGTGGGAGCCGTTTAGTGGGTCTGGGGTGAATATTTTGTCATTCCAGTTACCACGACGATTAAGCTTACGAAGATTAAGTACGCCGGAACCACCTTGATATTGCTCGCCCCATGCGACCTCACCGCCCGCTGCACCAAGGTCAGCGAAGCCGGTGAGCGTAATTTGTTCAAGTGAATCAAGATCTGCGCCATTAATTTGAGCCGTAATTACTGACGTGCTCATAAATAGGAAGCAGTAATCAAGTACGCCGTCAGTAAGGTCATTTTCAATCTTGCCATCGTAGTTGACATAACGAGCATTGAAACCAACGAACTCTGCTGCTGTTGCTACGGTATCTGCTGGCGTCCACGTTGTTCCTGCTGCGCCCCATGCACCGATTGCAAAGTTTGAAGAAGATAGAGCGACAGAGCTCTTGTGGACTTTGGAGTAACCAGCGCCGACGAGATCATACATACCGCCAGTTGCAAGGGATCCGGAACGGACACCTGCGCCACGTGGGTTATTGTATACTGAGGTACCATCAGCGTAAGTTGATGGGGTTCCACCAGAAAGATTTTGGCCAGCGTTGCCACCGACGTTGTTGCCATAGGTGTAATCGAGGTAGAAGAGTAGACCGGCTGGAAGGCTCATTGGCTGAACGGATACGATCTCGTTAGCGATAAGACCAGCGAATACTCTACGAACGATTGGGAATGCAACGTTGGTGAAACCAACTACTTGACCGGATGAAGCAAGACCTGCGCCGCCCTGTGATAGTGAGTTTGCGGTTTCCTTAAGAAGCTCTGCTGCTTGGTTTTCAAGAAGACGAGCCATATTGTCCTTGTTAACTCCCTTGAGTCCTTCAAGAAGACCGGTGGCTTGCCACTTTTTTTGAAGTCTTGGAGCATCGGCTCCAAGTGAACGGCGATGAACGCCTTCTGCTAATTGTGATAATGTGAACGAAGATTTCATTTTAATATACTCCTGTATTTTTTGTTATTCGGCTTTTATCAATCATTGTTTCTCTTGATGTTAGCTAGGATCTGCCATTTCTCAAACGTTCCGATTACTGGTTCAGAACCATTCGAAGATGCAGCTCTGGTTACGCCTTCATTAAGACGTGCGCTGCCAGCAGTCGTTGGCTTTGATGCCGAACCAACTACAGGAGCAGTGTGCGCTGCTGCTGCTTCATCAAGCTTTCTTACAATCTTTCCGTAGATATCTTTAGCTTCTGCGATTGTTGAAGCACGATCAAGATGTTCTACGATTTGTTGCTTAACCTTACGGCTAAGGTCTTCTCTCACGAGGAACTTGTTTAGATAAACAAGCTTGGAGAGGAAAAGGTTTGTTTCTGCCATTTCCTTTTTAAGTGTGGCAGTTTCTGCACGCTTTGCTTCTGCAAGGCGGCGTGACTTAACTTCACGTGTGCGGGACTCGAGAAGAGCTTTACGAACACGACGAGATTCCATCATTGGCTTCATTGCCATTTCTTTCATCTCTTCTTCGTCTTCTTCATCGGTAAGAAGCATTTCTTCTTCAGAGCCCATATCTTCATCACCGGCTGCTGACATATCAAGGTCAACTAGTTCTTCGTCGCCCATTTCTTCTTCTTCTTCGCCGGAGAACATAAGATCGACATCTAGGTCTTCATCAGCGAGTTGTTCTTCTACTTCAGATGGAAGTTCAACAGAAAGAACAAGATCCTCATCCATGCCACCTGGAGCTGCTGCTCCCATCATTTCAAGAAGCTTTTTACGTGCAGCTTCTTTGATTGCGGACTTGGAGGTTGTCTTCTTAGCAGCGGCTTCCTTACGGATCTTAGCAACTGCTTCTTTAAGAGCTGCTTCGCTGATTTCGAAGTAACCGGAATCGGAAACAGCGGCTGGAACTTCGCCAGCTTCTGGTTCTTCGTGGGCATCAAGTTCATCACGGAGAGCTGCTTCTACTTCTTCAAGTAGAGCTTGTTCCCATGGACCTTCTTCTCCATCAAGACCTTCAAGTTCGTCAGCATCTACTGATCCTGCTGCTGCGAGCTTTTCTGTGGTCTTTGAACCGCCGCCAAAAAGATCAGCGTGAACGCCAGACGCTTTCATGGCATGAGCAGTTGCTGCTTTATGTACTGCTACACCGGTTTCACCGGAGCTTTTGCTGTCTTGTGCAAGACGTTCGTTGTCTGCACCTTCGAAAAGTTTTGCTGCGAATTCTTTAAGAGTTGTCATAGTTGTATCCTTGTCCTTTTGCTTGTTATAACTATTGTTCAAATTTGCTTCTTTCAAGTGTAAGAACAAAAATTCTAATCTATTTTCGTTCAATTGTGCTTGTTTAGGTGAAATAACCTTGTTCGCAGCAAGACTATCAAGCTGCTCTAATAATGAAAAAAGCTTAGTTTTGTAGGCATCTTCTGTAAGAGCCGTGACTTTTGTTGTATACATACGGTCAATCTTAACTGCCATTTCAGCAAGTTGACGTTCGAATTGTTTTATTGTTTTTGCTTCTGCAATTGGTGCTGCTGGGGCAACTTCTTCTTCAGCGGCGGCTCCTGCGGTTTCTGGGGCTGGCGTTGGACCAGCAGTAGCTGGAGCAGCAGCAGCAGCAACTTCTGGAGCTGGCATTTCTGCTGGTGGTGTTTCTACTGGAACTGGGGCTGTTGCAACTTCCATGGAAGAAGCTTGAGACATATCTGTTGGATTAACAATGTCGCTACCTTCAGAAGCAAACAAATCATCGAAGCTTAAAGTAATTTTTCCATCTGTGCCACTTGGCATTGGAACATTAACAACATCAGAACCACCGGCAGGAGTTATAGGCATTTCAGATGGTGCCATAGCATCAGGCATTGCCATTGCTGCATCAGGTGCAGGAGCTTCTGGTGTCATATCTTCTTGTTCTAATAAGAAAGAGTTTGAAGCTTCCTTAGCAATCATTTGTTTAATATATGGATTAATTCTTTCAAGAATAGCACTGCGAGCATCTTGCTCTGCTATCTCACGAATTTTTGCTGCATCAGCTAATGCTTCTTTATATAAATCACTCATTGTTACAATCCTTTATAATCATGATGTTGGAGTTGATGTGCCTTTAAGTAAGCTGCCAATTCTTTGTTCGGAAATAACTGTTGATGTATTGTTTGGAGATGCAAGACCATCTCCTGAGAATGCTCCACCAGCGCCACGAGCACGTTGTGTAGCTTCAACACCAGACGCAGGAATATCTGCTGGATTTTGACCGCTTGGAGGAGATGCGATGTTTGGAGCATATGGTGAACCAGGAAGACCACCGCCTCCAACTTCTACATCAGCGAGATTTGGAGCGCCAGTATAATTCAAATCTACAGTACCAAATGTATGACCACCATCATTAACAACAGCATTCGTTACAATGTTCATATATTCTGATGTTGCAATATCATCGGTTAAATCTCCGGAGTATACTGGAGAACCTGGGAAAGCTCTTTGAAGTACTGCTAAGTCTGACTTTCCAGAGCCGCCGGTCATTCTATCTGCTGGTGGTTGAACCATAATTTGTCTACGTGCTGGCATATTTCAAATCCTTTACTAACAACTAAATATGTTGCAAATATAACTAGTTGCTGGGAAAGAAATAAATATTCATTTTCCGAACGCTAATTTAGCCCAATGACCAATATCTCCGGATGGTGCAATAGCTTGTAATTGCTCCGGAGCGATCTTTTCTTGAGCACCTTGCATACCAGCAGCAGCCATGGCACCATAACCACCATTTCTGGAAGGATCTTGTGCCATTTGTTGTGGAAGAGTATGCATAGCGGTATCAGCTAATATTGCAGCATATGCATTAGCCATTTTATTATCGCCTTTACTCATTTGATTTGATGCTGCTTCAACCAATTTTTGCATATTTTGGTTCATTGGAGCAGAAGAGATTTGCATATCTGAATTTTCAGAAGAACCAAAACCCATATCATCATAGCCTGCAATACGTGCGGCGGCGGCTCTGGTTCTGGCAGCATCAACAGGAGATTTTTGATTAATCATATCACGTGAAGCAACTCTATTTGTAGAAGGAGCTGTTCTTGTTCCTTCAGACATTACAGCGCCTACTTCGTTGAATGCGCCTTCTTTAATAAGTTCACGAATACAATCTTTAATCATTCCTTTGAAGTCTGATTTTGTCATCTTCATACACGACCCTTTTTAATTCCAAGAATATCATTTGCAATGCGATCAAGACGATCACTCTTTGAGAATATCTTATTAAGAATGCGTGGATCTACTTCTTTTGCCTCACGCATCATGTAAGCCCCTGGAGTAGAAGGTTCAGAAACCAAGTCCCAGCAGATAAGATGAAGGTCATCTTGAACGATATCTGCATCGCCACGGCTTCTTACAGAGCCAAGGGCACGAGATGAAATACCAACTTTAACATTGCTTTCAATAAGATTACGAGCGATGTTACCCATTGGAGTTGGAAGGATTTCAATCTTTCCAAAGATAACTTCATCGTCTGCCCAAATATCTGTAATAAGATGGGAAACGTTTTTAAGATTAACAACTGGATCATCGGCATGGTCTAACTCACCCATTGCACGACGTTCCATAACAACCTTCTTATAATTTTCCATTTCTTTAAAAAGGATATCCTTTGGATAGATACGCCCATTTTGATTAAGGGTATCTGCACGTTGAATAACGCCTTTTACGAAGAGCT